GATAAATCTCGCCATGAAGACTGCCTTTGCCAGAGATCCTTTTACAGCTCCTGCTACAGGTACGTACGGAACCATATATGCCTCCAGATCATTACCCCGACTCTCTATCTCTAAGTTCTTGGAAGATGCGAATCCAGAAATTTATGAACTATCGAGATATGAAGCGCTCGGAACCAACAGACCCAGCTCAGGGAAGCGAGCAATGCAACCAGCCGTCAGTAAACCAGCTTTACTGGAAACCGTATTCACACTCGATATATGGTACAGAAGGACGAACAACCAGAACATCGGCAATTTAAGAGATTCGGTATCTCGATTTCTATCTGATGATCGAGTAAGAGAAGCGGTGATGGTGCGACTAGATTTAGACATTGTTGTCCAGCTAAAAGAATACTGGTTGATAGTTAAAGACAAAGAAGCCCAGACTTTCGCGGACCGATTGGCCTTTGACTCGCATCTATTTGTCAATCGCGGCGAAAACGCGAATTATGATCTTGTAACTCAGACGTTCATTCCGAGTGATGCTTTTCTTAAGGATAACTTTAAGACGGAAGCACTTAAGAAGTTGTTGCTAAGTGTCCAAAACCATACGGGACTAGACGCTGGATTGCAAGGTGATAGTTCGAAAGCGACTTACAACATTGGCCTAGGACAATATCTCGAGGATGAGGCCCTCCTGTACCGTCAAGGTGTGGCTCTACAACAAATGGCTTTTGCGGAGTTGGAATTAGCGAGAGGAGCAGAGAAAGAGGCGTTTCCATCAACCTTCGATCTAAGCAATAGACCGGCTTGCAACTTGATCCTTAAGCGAACGTGTAAGTGGTATCAACAAACGTTTAAGGCTGAGGAGAGAAAGGAATTTGCGAAGAGTTTGTGGGTGGATGACTTTGCCGAGGCTAATTGGAACACAGGTAATTTGTCTTTTGGCTTTTCAACCACATTAAATGTAATTGAGAGATGGCGTTTGACCAGATTTTATGTTCATATGTACTCATCTGTGCATATATATTCTCAGAAGGCCTCGGGGTAGGAAACGCTGGGGATCAAGGTGAATTGAAATGAGGACTTCTCACCCTCATGGACATTCGGCCTCTTCACGGGTGGCACCCCGAAAACTGCGAGACCATGGTGC